TGACCGGATTACTCCGGTTGTTGGGATGAAGTGGAGGGAGTTTACCCTCCAGGACCTAAGGAGCTCTGGCTATCTTGCCTAACGTGCACGACGGCCTCGAAGTTCGATCGAGGGCGACAGAACCACCAAGAGTGGCTATATCGTCTTTGAAAGAATCATTCGAGGTCGAAGGAGCACCTTGGGCGTCCCATACTGACTATTATCAGAGTCAGACGGATACGTCCTCGTGGCAAGGGGTTCAGTATACTGAATCCGAAAATCACCCAGACTGGCCGAAACGCGGTAACGTGAATCGGTCAGGTGGGGACGTCGGGGGGCCCTTCTACACTCGTAGGTCTGTGGTGCTGACAAGATTAGCACACCAGACCTTAACGGGTTTTAAGAGGTATAGCCCCCAGCAGACTGCGAACGCTATTTATAGCGGTCCCATTCTGCCTTATCACCCTTCTCTAATGCCTTTCCCTCCGACCGCTGCGAGCAGTAATGCTTCGCTTATGGCTGAGGGCACGAAGGCAATTGAAGCGTGTAAGCCGACTAACAGCGTCGCGGATGCTTCCGTAATGCTTACCGAGTTATATCGGGATGGCATACCCAAGATCACTGGCGCACTCATGAATGAGTGGCGTAAGGGAACCAAGAAGGCCCATTATGCGGCCTCCGAGGAGTACCTGAACAGTGAATTTGGGTGGAAGCCATTGAAGAACGACATCCAGAATTTTATGGCTGCCGTTGTCAATGCTAACCGGGCCATTGCTCAATATGAGCGTGACTCCGGTAAGATCGTACGTCGCCGCTATGATTTCGAGCCAGAAATCACTCGATCATCGAGTGTCAGCACGGGCAGAAGCCCATATATAGAGTTGAGTTCTTCAACTCTGTATGACACCACGAAGATCAACCAGGGGGCGGTATTGTACACCCGTGAAACGGTGCGCCGTAAGTGGTTCTCAGGTGCCTTTACGTACTATGTGCCTTCGGGATATGATTCCCGGAATGCCATGGAACGTCAGGCCCTGAAAGCCGCCAAGGTTTATGGCCTTGAGCTTACGCCAGAAGTTGTCTGGAATATCCTACCCTGGAGCTGGGCCGCGGATTGGGTTTCCAATCTGGGGAGTGTTGTTTCTAACTTCTCAGATTGGGCCACCGATGGCCTGGTGATGCGTCATGGGTACATGATGGAGCATTGCTCTACCATTGATACCTATACCTTTCTCGGACCGACTGGTTTCCAGTCGGGCGGGATCGTGTCACCCGTATCTCTTATTACAGAGACTAAGAATCGGGTGCCAGCATCGCCCTTTGGGTTCGGCATACCCTGGGAGAACTTCAGTCCTCGCCAGAATGCCATTCTGCTTGCTTTGGGTATTACCCGAGGTAAGCAGAAGACAGTTAAGCACGCGTAAACGCCAAAGGAGGCCTAACCGGGCCTCTAGGAGTGATGCTCATGTCGTTCACCGATCCTGCGTCCGTCACCAGTTCGGGAGTCACTTCGAGCCTCCCCCGTGTTTCCACGGAGGGAGATTCGAGTGAGTACCGGTCGGCTGACGGACTCATCCTCGTCTCCGCAAGCCATAACTATGGCAAGCGGGTGCGTAGGATGCTTCGGATCGACCTGTCCAAGATCTCCGCGGACGTTTTCAAGCCGGACGAAAACGTGGAGCAGTCGATGAGCCATTACTTGGTTTTCGACTTGCCTCACGCCGGCTTCACGAACGCGGAGGCGCTTGCGGTGTACACGGGCTTCAAGTCCATGTACTCTGCGAGCACGGACGCGATGATCACAAAGCTCCTGGGTGGTGAGTCCTGATTATAGGGCACATCACCCAGGTTGGACGGCCAGACGATGTCGTTTACTTCGTGACTTTGAAAGTCCGAGGTCGGCGACGCCGCTGGTCGTTTGCTTGCGATCACCGGCTAAGTAGACGATGCCTGAACGGCGTCGTTCCGATCACCCTTACCCTAATGGGGCTAGAGCTCCACGCGAGTTGGGAGGTCGGAGAAGCACAGATCACAATCCTCGTACCACCGTTACCCGAAAGGTGATGGTGGTTATCGTGGCTGTGGTCAATGCTATCTACTATGCGGTTGGCCTGTTGTGGGACGGGTGTAATAACCTGTTCCACTGAGGTCAGTGAGTTGTAGGTCAACAATCCAAAAAGGAGCTGTACATGTCAGTGAACAGAACCGAAAGGTCCTGGAAGGGTCGCACCTATATGGTGCTCACCCTCGACGGTATGGACCCGGATTACCTCCGGAGCCTCACCGATTTCCACCTGCCTGAGCACTTGCACGATGAGGTCACGTGCTGGGCCTACGTCGATATGACGGGGGCCCGCATGCGCTTCTCGAACGAGTTGCTCGAGGCCATGATCCAGCTCCGCCTAAGCCTAAACGGTGGCCCGACCGTCCGTCCGGACGATTGGTCCATCGATATGGCATAAGGCTGGGTTGTTGATCTCGACATTGACGTCGTGAGCTATGGAGAGAACACCTCTAAAAGGAGGGACTCTGAAAAGCCTGACGTCACTCTGGTCCTGCGTAGCACGTGAAATGGCTACGCGATGTTGCACTAGCGCCGCACTCGACATAAAAACTGTCGAGTGTCGCGTCGAACACGAGGGGTTGGCCTTTTTGGCCATAACCCTGGCGGACTTTGGTAAGGCGTTCCAAAGATGCCTCGACCAAGGTTTCGTCGCTCCTTCGGACTTCCCTGCGTTCAAAAGAACAAAGGGTCGCCGTACTGGTCTCCCTGCATTTCTGCAAGGTTTCCTTGAGCGTGTGTTCGATGCTGCTAGTGGTGCACTATTAGAGCACCCGGACGTGGAAGCAATCTATGCCGTGCGTCAGCTTTCGCTGATGTTCAGCAAGATCGCCCTCCCGGAGGAATCCGTTGCTAAGCGGTATCCTCAGAAGCAAGGCAGCCGTAAGGTTGTCTCGGCTTCACGCGAGAGGCGAGCCATGTCCGATTATGTTCTAACTGAGCAGGAAGTGCGTGCCTCAGATAGCCTCCTGGATCCGTCTTACAAGGCGGATTTCAAAAGAATGTCTGAGATGCTCTTTGGCTAGTTATTCGCCAAAGTAGACAGAGATGTCTATTGGGGAAGAATTTTCCCAAAGCATGGTCCAGGCGCTGTTGCTGACAGACTAAGCAGTAATGCAAAGTGGAATCAGCAACTCTGGACCGCGAGACTCCAAAAGGTTCTACCTGCGGAATCTCACTTGGTTGTCAATCAGTCCTTTTGGGCTGAGAAACAATTGAGTATGCACTTCCTCGAGCCCGGACAGGAACTCCCCGTTAGGGTTATTACTGTTCCTAAAACGCTCAAGACACCCAGGATCATAGCGATCGAGCCCGCAGCTATGCAATATGCACAGCAAGGGCTTCTTCGCAGTTTCTTGGACGCGTTTAAAGAGGATAGTTTCCTCTCACGTGTCATCGGATTCGACGATCAGGAGCCCAACAGGGTTCTTGCTCGTCTTGGCTCCCTCAGCGGGGAGCTGGCTACGCTCGATTTGAGCGAAGCCTCCGATCGTGTCTCGAATCAGCATGTACGGCTGATGATGGAGGACTTTCCCGCATTGCACGG